GTGGCGGTGGAACTCCCATCAAAAAAAACACCACCCACCTTTTTCTTCGCAAGATCCATCTCTTCGGGCAAGCGATCTTGACGACTAAAGTTACATCGCTTACATGCTGCGACTAAGTTATCGGGATCATCTGACCCGCCTCTAGCTACTGGAATTACATGGTCGCACGTGTTGGCCTCTTGGCCACACCAAAAGCAGATCCAGCCGTCACGATTAAGGATTCGTAGACGTAGTTTCTTCCACTGTGTCGAGTTGCTCTTACGCTGAGAGTGTAGAGTCATTAGTAATAGTTCCGTTCTTGATGGAATGCCCAAGCTTTACAGCTCGTACCATAACGATTCGTAATGTATTTAAGAGTAGCGTCTATCTGACGATAAGGGTCTAGATCTCTGTAATGCTTAGATCGCATCTGGCCTAGTCCGAAGTGACTACCGTTCTTCGCTAAGTAGTACCATCGAGATTCTTTAGTAATGATTCTGTTAAAGCATTGGAACTCTTTATAATCCAAGATCCGAGAATGAGCGTAGAGCTTTAGATGATCTACTGAGTAATTAGCTGCTTGGGCAGAGTTAGACCCTAGCTGAGCGATGAGCGCGATTAGAGATAACAGAAGAGCAGACTTTTTATTTATCGCTTTTTTATCTTTAACTTTTAAGACTGAAAGAACTTCATTCTGTCTAAATAGTTTCAAGGCTCTCTGTGTCTGTATGCGTCCAGCGTACACCCACCGACCAAGCATTTCGAGCGCGTGGCGTGTTTGTGTCCTGATAACAGTTTGATAACGATTTGATAACGAAATGTTATAAATGGATCTCCACAGTGTGGATCTAGCCTGTGGATAAGTCATGGCTTACCGCCCCAGCCGTTACCCTTAAACACGATCCCACCAAGCGAGTAAATGCGCTTCATAGGGACAGTGCAATTCGGACAGTATGGATCTCTGGCCAGTGTGTCCTCGATTGGACGCTGGACTTCTAGCTCTTTACTACACACTTCGCACCTGTATTCATAGGTCGCCATTAGCTTCTCCAATTAGTGCCACCGTCATAGTCGAGCAGACGCAGCACTGGATCGTCTTTACATTCTCTGGAAGATTATCTGTAATTACACGAATGAGTTGCTGGGTGTCCTTCTTGCACACTCGGCACTTAAAGCGCAGCTTGTCCATAGTTACTCCCTTTTAGATTCTCGATCGGCTGTAAGTTCTTCTGGTCGACCCACCATGTCGGCTGCTTAGAGTTTTTATACTTAGGCCGCTTGGCCATGGCTACAGGTATCCAGCCCGCTAATCGGTAATTCGGCGATGTACCTACGACGAGAATCGCTACATCTGTCTGGCGATCATTCTCATAGACGATAAGCTGACCAGATTCGTAACGCGTCCACTTCACTTCGATAAAGCTTCCGACATCTGCCGTTTTCTTAAACTGTGATGACCTTGGATCGAAGTCGATGTAACCAAGGTAGCGAGCGACCAAGATCTCGGCGACTATTGATTCGGCCACTTGCGCGACATAATCATGGAAGCCGAGTTGTCTGTCGTATCGACTAGAGGCGTCTGGGTGTCCTTGGATCTGTGCAATTCGTTCCAGAGCTACAGTGTGGGCTAGGACCTTATCTTCGATCGTGGGCTTTACCTTCATCTACAGTCACCGCAGAGCCAAGTTAATTTTTCTCCGCCTTGTCCCTTGGTATAACCAAAAGCGTCCAGCTTCTTTAGCTTGGCGCAGCTGTCGCACTGTTCGATTTTATACTCGGCTATAACTTCGCCATTCTGTAAAAGCTTGGCTGTCATTGATTGCGGATAGATGATCTCGATTAAGTCGCTCATCTTTATACCTGTGGCTTCCACTTGCCATCGCTGGCTAAGACGTACCAGAGCGGCGTACATTGATCGGCCTTAGCCTTTTCGACGCAGAACCACCCGCCCCAAGCTTTACCAGTCTTAGCTTCGCCAGTCTTAAAGATTCGATGTCCATGGCCGCACTGTGGAGCTTCTGCCACTAGCTCTCCGCCCAGCTGCTTCTTTATCTCGTCCATCGAAGATCCAAGGCTGGGGATTCCGCTCTGCTCGGCTTCTTCTGCCGTCTTATAGCTTGGCACTTCGCCGAACTTCTGAGTCCAAGGATCGTAATCGTCCGCTGTTGAGTTAGCGACCTTCGCGCTAATCGTCTCGACTTTCTCCATGTCCTGACGAGTCGGCCGCTTGTCTGATCCAAGTAGTAAGCCGATAGCTCTACCGATCGCAGACGTAACAGTGTCCTCGACGAAGAACTTCTTCATGTTGACGTTATAGGTCGCCACGTTACCGAATGCGTAGTCTGTAGCTGACGGCTGTAGATCCTCGTACTCGCGGAAGATCTGGGCTTGGATAAGGACGTAACCCTTTTCGGCGTTAAAGTCGATGATGTTCGTCTGAACTCTAGCTGTAGGGTGTGTCAACCATAAGCGGGCAATTCTGGCCGCTACGTCTTCGTAATTGTCTAAAAAGCTCATTAGCGCACGTCCTTAGCTGCGTGACGTGATACGGCTCGACCGCGCTTAAAGCCTTCTCGCTGGCCTTCTCTGTAACCGACCGAATAGCTCATAGCTGCCCACAGAATGCCCGCTATAGCCATGAGAACGAATAGTCCTAATTCACTTGATGTCATTACTTGCTCCCGATACTGGGAGCGACGTTCGCGCTCCCGATGTAAAGAGTGAAGCAAGAACGCGTCTAGGTCAAGATTCCCGCTTATCTGTCGGCGTGTCGATTGGTGTTTTCGGCTTGGACTTTAATCCATTACCGGCAAGAACTCCGCCTAGGGATCCAGTTAAGAAGATCGAAAGAGTCTTTAGAAGATCGATAAAGGCCGCATCGTTTGGAGCTTGCGCTCCGATCGGCTGTGTAACGAAGATAAGCGCGTAAGTAATTCCAAGCGTTACGATCAAAAAGACAGCGGCTAAAGTTGCGCCGATGATAAGAATAAGAGTCGCGTGGACTTCTTCTGGGCTACGGCGTCGAGCTGGCCTCTGGAGCTTCTTCTCCAAGGACGTCTTTAGTGCAAGTTCCAGTAGGGACGCATTCTGGCGGCTGACACCGCGGCTCTTTCCAGTTTTCATAATCTTGGCATTCGTAGCGAATCCAGCCCTGATAACCACACGCAGACAGCCCAGCCGAAAGGACTAAGGCCAGACCGCCCGCGAGTAGTCTCCGAGTCACTTCCCCGTAGACCCGAAAGCTGTGTCTTTAGGATTAAGCCAGCGCAAGATAACAGGCAGAACAGCGGCTAAGCCAGCCATTCCGATCGCTTTAGGATCTGTTACGCCCGCCATGTAAACAGCAATAGACGCAGCTAAGAAGCTACGCGCCCAGCTTGCGAGTAACGCTTTTAAGCTTTCCATCTTTCTTCTCCTTGATCTTCGGCTTCGCTGCCGATTGAGTAGGTACTTCGACGATCGGATAATCGCCAGCATAGGCGACGAACTTAGGTCGTCCGAAGCCTACGACTTCTTTACCGCTCCCGAATGCCCGCTCTTTAACCATAACCATTCCGCCGTTACGCTGATCCCCAGTTCCCGAAGTGTTTCCTTCGATGGTGATTACTGACTTCGCTTTAACTCCAACGACGATTCCAATGTGGCTAATACGATCGACGCCATCATGCGGAAAGTCCATAAATGCAAGATCACCGATCTTAGGATCTGACTCTACCCAGCGGCTTACTTCTTTGAGCTTATGCGCTCCCGCAGCTGTTGAGACCATCGATGGCAGCTTTACGCCAGCTGTGTGGAAGCACCAATTAACGAAAGATCCACACCATGGCAGACCGTCGGCCTTAGTAAACTTTCCGAACTTAGTAATGTTCTCTGGCTCTTCGACGTAGCCCACTTCTTTAAGTGCTACTTCTACGACTGCCGCAGCTGTTCCGATTGGGTAAGTCATGAGAGAAGTAACTTCGCTTCGTCTTCTGTCATACCTAGACGCGACAGAAGTGCAGCTTTAGCCGATGCCTTTTCTTCCATCGCCTGAATCTGGGCTTCTGCCGCTGCCTTATCGATTTCAAGTTGAGCTAATTCCGCTTCGTTCATGTCGCGGATAATCTCTTCGCCTGTTTGTGCGTTAACGATTTTTACTTGTGGTATTTCCATTAGTTTTCTCCGTAGATGTACATAGTGCCAGTCGAGAAGCTGCTTGCGTGATTTATCGTAACCGAAGAAATAGCGGCGGCTGCCTCGAATCTGCCAAGGTTATAAGAGACAAGGATTCCAGCCGTTGCATCACGTCCAGAAGATCTTATGTCTACGTCGATAAGAGAAGTATCTGTGTAACGTGGGATCGTCATTAGAGCGGCGAACTTACCGCTAGCAGCTGTATTAGAGTTCGAGTTATTAAGGAATAGACTCGTTCCAGTCGTGAAATCTGCCTGGACTCCAGCCGAAGCATAATAGATTCGATGGTCGGTGTAACTGCTTGTCGTAATTCCGTTAAGTCTTAAAGTTACAGCTCCGACCGCTGGCGATGTTACGTCTTTGATGTAAATAAATAGATTCTTATAACTTTGAGAAATCGAACTTACTGTAACGCTAGAACCTGTAAGCGTAGTCGTAGAGAGAAGAGTAATACCGCCGCCAGAAGCTACGGTCGTCCATGTGAAGTCCATGTCCGTTCCCGAGTTCTTCGCGAGAAGTTGTCCAGTAGTTCCGCCTTTAAGATCCATCAAAGAAGCGTCGATAGAATCGCCAAGTGTCTCGATAGCTGTCGCGCCGTCTTTTACCAAGTCGGTTGAAGTAGGAACACTCCAACCGAAATTAGGCGTAGTCGTTGCCATTTTGTCTCCTTTATGCGACTACTGTCGCGTTTATCCAGTCTAGTGTAGGGCTAATCGTGTTCCATGTTTCGGAAGCTGGCACGTCATTCCAGCGGAACGCGTCGAGCGAATACGAAATCGGCGTGACGTAAAGATCCAGAGCTAAAGAGTTATAGCCAGCCGAGAATCTCCAGCCTTCTACGAATCCTTGAAAGTTCGATCCCATGTTTTCGGGTAGATCTGTAATGTTTACTGGCATTCCCATAAAGACGCTTATAAGCGAATTACGTTCTGAATCGCTAATGTTAGGGCTGCCAAGTGGATAACGAATAGACTCAAAGTTAGCTCTAGGGTAAGCGCGAAGAGCAAGATAAAACGCGGCTTGATTTGTCGCATCTGTTCCAGTTTCGAGCGATGTCTGAATGTTTTGCGCCAGTGCTCCATAAAGTGCAATAGAATCGGGATCGTCGTCTGTGACTTGCTGACCGTTTTTATAAGTAATCGTAATAGAGTTACGAACGTCGCCCGCTCTTGTCGATGTTTGTAGACCACTGGAGTAAGCGTCTAAAGCTGAAAGATCTACGTAACCGTTCGTCGATAAATAAGTGCCTCTTCTTGTCGAATTGGCATACCCGATGCGGCCTTCGCTGTCTTCGTAAATGTAACCAAGTCCAGAAGTGGCTAAAGCTGCGACTAAAGAATAAGCATCTGTCACGTCTGCGCTTCGATCTGTTAGCTCATAATTCCCGGGACGGTCTATCTGGCCTACGCCGCTGTTTTCTGCGTCCGACCATGGAATAGTCGGATCGTAGTCGGCCCAGTGCAGAGCTGCGGGAACTTCATTCCAAGCTCCGTAAAGAATGCCATCAAGGACATCGAAGATCTGATCGCCTTCGTAAGCTTTATTTAGTACGCCATCGGTAAGAACTTTAGGCAGACGCGAAAGTGCGCCAAGTGCCGTAACAGTAATAGTCTGAACGAGTCCGCCAGTTCCCGATCTTTCCACTGTCGTAAGAATGTCGCTTACGCTACCGCCGAAGATTGCCACTGGAGTAGCTGCGGAGTTTTCTACGAAGACAGTTATCCCAGAGTTAATCGCTACAGTGATCGGATCGTCGTCGATGTTAAGAATCGATAAACTACAATAACCCGCCACCGCTTGCTGATAAATGTCGCGGCGGCCAGATTCGATCGTAAGATTCGCCAGAGTTATGTTCTTATACTCGACTCCATCGATAAGAACGCTCCAGACTGGAGTCCATAGAGTCATGCGATTAAGAACGATCCCGCGCCGAGAGTGCCGCGCGCTTGCGACTTATTAACTACATCGATGATAGTGCGAGCCGCCGATTCTGGATCTCCGACTACGCCCATGTTTACAGTTACGCGAGCGGCTGCATTAGATTCGCGTTCTGCTCGAAGTCTGGCTGTTTCCGCCTTTAGTTCTTCGCGTCGTAAAATCGCCGCTTGCATAGCTGGAGAATAAGCAGACAGCGGCGCGCCTGTAAATGTAGGCGATCCAGCATTAGGCGCGAACGTACCACCACCACCACCGAATCCGCCGCTAATGATTCCACCCGAACCATCTTCACCGCCGAAGACTAAGCCTTGGCTTTCGCTAGCACCCACGAAAGAAGCATTACTAGCACCGAATAATCTAGTTACTGGGTTATCTTTAATCAGATCGATAACCTTCTTCGCTCCGTTATAAATGCCAGTCAATAGCGACACGAACTTTCCGAAAGCTGTAACCAGTCCAGCGACTAAAGTTCCAAGTCCTTCTAATGCTGTCTTAAATGATCCAGCGAGAAGCGGGACTAAATACTTCTTAGTAAAGTCCCAGATCTTTTCTAAGAATCCGTAGAATGGCTCTAGTTCTGTAGAGTTATCCGAAATTGCCTTTTTAATCTTATCGAATGCGATTTTAAGTCCTTCGAGAATTGGCCCGATGATTTTAGTAATTTGTGGAATTATTTCTTTATACAGGAACTCCCACCAAGAAGTTAAGATCGGAAGTAGATCGTCGCGAATGACTGTAAAAATCTGACCGAATGCTGGCCCAAGTGTTTTTCCTAAACCATCGGCGAATCCTTGGATCGCTGGGATTCCCTTATCGACGAACCCAGATAGAAGCGGAGTAAGCGCATCTAAAACGTAAGAACCTACGGTCTCTTTTGCTTCATCGAATGCAACAGTAAGACGAGCCATCTTTCCCTGAAAGGTCTCGGCTTGCTTAGAAGCTTGGCCCTCGAATGTTTTAGAAAGTGCCGCAGCTGCCGCATCAAAGTTTTTGGACTTAATGATGGACTCGTCAATTCCGACGCCAAGCTTCTTTAGTGCGCCTAGATTACCGTCATAAGCTTTACCGAGAGCTTCGGAGACAGTCTTTAGATCTTTACCTGTTCCCGCTGCGATGTCCAGAGCTAGGGTCTGGAGTTCTTGCGCCTTCTGAACGTCTTTCGTACTTCTGACTAGTCGATCAAGCGACGGCCTCAAAACGTCGTCCGTGATTCCGTTAGCTAGTGCCGTCTGAGTTATGTAATCCTCTGTAGCTTTTATCTGCGCTTCTGTTGCGCCTGTAACGTTCTGTAAAGTTGTCGCTAGTTTAGCCTGAGCTGCTTCGTCCTCGATTGCAGACTTAACGCCATCGACGAGAAGAGTAGCCGCGTACGCCGCAGCTGCCGCTCCCGCTACTGCGAAAGCTGCGCCCGCTTTCTTAGCGAAGCCGCCCATCTTAGATCCGAAGCCTTCGACTTCATTTTGTGCGCCTTTTACGCCCTTTTTTAATTCGTCAAAGTCGGCGTCAAAAGTAATCTTTATCTTAGGAATGCCAGCCATTAGTTCAGCCTCAATTCTTTAGCGATCTGTTGCACCATGAGCGCATACTCTCGGGCCACGACTGGGACATAGAAGTCGACAGCTGGAGCGATCCAGTAGCCGCGCTTATTGTAGGGAGTCTTAAATCTGTTCGTAAATGTGCGCCCGATCGAGTCCACTCCGCCGTGAGATCCGTATTCTGTTCCCCAGAGCAGCGCGCCAGCTGGAGCAGCTTGTCGACGTACTTTCCCTTTACCGCTTTTAGAAGCTTCTCCGCCATAAGGACGACCGACCTTCTTAGGGCCACCGATGTCGACGCGAATAAGACGATCGCGTGGAGACTTGATCGTCTGGACTACTAGCTTCGTCTGTGGAGCTGGAGCAGACAGTCCGCTCATCATAAGCTGGCCAGCTAATCGCTGAGACATAGGCTGCGCGCGATCTCTAACTAGTTGCTGATACTCGGCTGGGAACGAACCAAGTAGCCCGAGAAGATTCTTAAACTCGTACGGATCGACAGTAATGGCATAAGTGCCGCGGCCTTTAGTGTCTGCCATTCTGCCTCTCCAGTATCTCGATCGCTGTAAGTAAATCTTCCGCCGTCTGCCACTCTCTCATCGGGATCTGGGTCGCTATTGCGACTTCGACCAAGATTCGATTTAAGCTTCCGACGGGCCAGCTTTTGGGTCTGACTTCTTACTATTAATTCCTTCTACAGTCTCGACCCAGATCTCGAAAGGCTTAACAGGATTCCCAGCTGCTTCGCGCTTCATAGCGTGATAAGCCAAGAATGTGAGCCCTTCGAGACCTAGCTTCGATTCTGCTTCGTTTACTGTTGCGTTAAACTTTCTTTCCCATTTAACCCATTCTGGAAGAGCTGCGACGTATGTAGCGACGTCTCCCGATAGGTACTGGACTTCTAGTTCTAGCTTCATTTATTGCTCCCGATTCTGTTTCTTAGCTAAATGTCTCTGTAGGTGTTCCCACGACTGTAAAGCTCATGCTAACAGTCTGAGCGTCTGGCGATGATCCGCCCACGCTTGGGAATAGTGGAAGAACGTTAAAGCTGAAGACTGCGCCTGTAACAGCTGTTAGCGATACCGCTAGAGTCGTGTTAGGTGCTGTCTCTGCCGCTGTCCATAGAGCTTCGCAGAGTGAATCCGCTGCGCCCCAGTCTGCGAGCATCTCGACATCGAAAGTCCACTGTGAATCGATCGACTTATAAGCCTTCGAATAAAGTGTGTCGTAAGTTTCGATAGTGACGTCCGCTGAAAGCGTCGCGCTTGTCGCTTGCTCGTCGTAGTTCTTAGTCGCGATCGTCATAGCGAGATCGCGTCCAGTAATGACGGTCGTGGCCATTGTTTCTCCTTAGTTTGTTTGTGTGTAATAGGTCGCGAGCTGAATCTCGCCAGCGAGAATCTCGGACGCGCCTATAGTTAACGGGATCGGATTCGAGATGTCTCCGACTTCGTACCCTGACGGAATGGCCGCCAGAATGCTAATTACGAGCTGCTCCCAGTTATCGAGCGCGCTCTGATTATCGTAGATCGCTACGCCTACGGTTATTACTAGATTTACTTTTACTTTTACGTTCGACTTACCTAAGAACGTAGGCTGTAAATACGGAACGCTCGGAACGACCGCCGCGAATGGCACGATCGGAGCTTCTGGGACAGAATCGTAAGTGTTAGCCGCGACGTTCTGGATCGCTGTCTTTAACGGATTACGAACGCTTGAAAGAATGGAAGAAGCTGGCACTTTAGCCGCCGACCATTACTTCGACATCGACGTAATTACCTAAGAGACCGATTACACGATTCTGGAGACTGCGGCCCATTCTGTAGGGCGAACTCTGGAAGTCCACGCCTTCGATCTGGCCGCCCGCAGCTGTTCGAGATTGAAAGACTTCGATCGATACCGCGTAAATCGCTGATTCGATTGACGGATCGGAAGCGTAGAGAGTAAGCGCGTCATAACCTGAAAGCGTCGCTGTGCCGTTCGGAATGATCTGGCGACGAGTGACGTCTGACGATGTTAGAGCTGCCGAGAATGAAGTATCTGTAACGACTGTAAGAGTGTGAGTCGCTGTAAATGGAGCTGGAAGTCCTGTAATGACGATCGACTGTCCTACGACGAAAGGGTGTGTCCGTCGAGTGTAGAACTTAGCTACGTTGGAAGTTAATTCGTACTCGACGACTGCCGTCGTGTTCTGTACGAGTAAAGGAAGAATCGTATTCTGAGCGGTAACGATTAGCTCATCGAGATAAGCGTCCGAATAGAGAGAAGAGCTAACGCCAAGGACGGATCGCAGCTGTGCAGCTGTAATAATGTTCGGCACGTTAGCTCTTCCCTTCTACTACTCGACTAGCTCGGGAGCGAACTAGTCGATGTCTGATTTATTCGATTTACGCCTTGTTATTCTTGAATGCGCCAGCTGCGATCTTGGTCGCTAGTGCGCCGTAACCGTAGTAACCGACAGTAATCTGGCCAGAAGCGATTACGTCCGCACGAAGACGGAAAGTAGGTCCCTCGTACCAAGTGTAAGCGTCTGGGTTAACGACTAGAAGAGTTCCGTCGCCATCGCCCGCGTTAGTTGGATCTACGAATAGATCAAGTGCCGCGACTCTTCCGACTAGTGAATCTGGACGAACTACGCCGCCAGCGTTCATAGGCTGCGAAGCGTTATAGATTGGACGTCCTGAATCGTTTAGAGTCATGATGTTAGCCCACTGGCCAGTCGATGCGATAAGAGACTTAGCAAATGGACGTGGAAGACCAGCTGTAGCAGCGTAAACAGAAGCAGCTCCACGAGACACAATTCCAAGAAGCTCTGCAGCTGTTGGATAAGTCGATGTAGTAGTTCCGTCTGCTGTTGCGCCTGAGATTAGAAGACCGTTTACGTAAGCATTCTCGGCCTTAGCCTTAGCTGCTGCCATGTTACGGATTAGCTCCTCGAAGAATGCTGGAGAAGTACGATCCAATAGTTCCACGCTGAAAGTCTGCTGTCCCGCGAACTTCTTAACGTCTACAGTGATGAAAGCTGAGTTCTGATCGGTCTCGCTTGGAGTTCCTTCTTCGGCTGTTACTGCCACTGTAGGAGCTTGCGTGATCTTAGGGATCTCGAAAGTCATGCCCGCATCTGGAAGAGTTCCGCGAGAGATCGCGTCGATAGATGGACGGATCGATGTTGAAAGTCCGTTTACTACTTCTGCCATCTGACGAGTAGGCACGAGACCCGCGTTATCTGTTGTGTTATCCGCAGCTAGAACGTACTGGCGAGCTTGATCGTCGCCCATCGCTGCGCGGATTGTGTTTTCCACGTACTTAGCAGCTGTGAACTCCAAGCGTGGCTTAGTGAATGATCCGCCTACGATTGGCTTCGCTGCGGCTGTTGTTGACTGAGCAGCTTCGACCGTCTCGACGGTTTCCGCGTTTGTGACGGTGTTGTCCACTTCGTCTCCTTCTGTTGTTGTTGGTATTACTTCCTCTTCCACTGTGGAATCGGAAATCTCTTCGGCGATTTCTTCGCCAGTTGTCGCCGCGACTTCTGCGACTCTTGCTGATCGTACCGCTGGCTCTGTGACCAAGGCGACGCCCGTTAACTCTCCCGCTAAGACGCGCATAGTGCCGTCCTTTAGCATGATGTAATCGTCGACCGCTAGTTCTATCGAGAAGCCGTCGCGTAATCCGCTCATAGCTTCTTCGAGAGCATCTGAACCCGATGTCGTATTAGCGATCTTAAATACAGCATCGATTGAATCTTCGTTTAGTGTCATGTCTAAAGTTTTACCGATTGGACGAGTGCGATCATGTTCCAAGTTAAGTTTTACTGGAGCTGGCTGGATTGAACCTTTAGCGAATACGACTTTTCCAGTCGATGCGTTCGCTTCTTCATCGAATGCGACGATGCGCCCGCTAATAGTGCGCGAGTTAGAATCTGCCGCTGTGATGTTCATAGGTGTAGTTATTTTCATAGAAGTAGATCCTCTTCTTCGCGGATTTCATCGATGCTCATCGCACCAATTCGATTTAGGATTTCGTAAACTTGCGCGCGCTCCATTGGATTACCGCGTAAGAAATCATCTAGATCGAACTTTACGTCCTGACCCAAGGGAGTAAAGTCCGATAAAGATAAACGCTGCTCGATCGCTGTCATAAGCGGACGCAGCGAATAATCGATAAGAGAACGACGTTCGCTTACTGCATTCGAGTAAGTAAAACTGTTCGGTTCTGCACTTGCGAAATAAGCTGGAAGACCAGCGGCGCGACATAACTCCAGGGCTAAGTAGCCACGAGCTTCGTTAAGTTGAAGATTCTTAGGATCATAACCGACAGTCTCGATCGACACGTCGCCGTTCAAGAATGTAACAGCTTTAGAAGTACGATTCTTAAACGCTGCTACTAATGCGGCTACACGATCTTTCGGAAGTGCTACGCCAGAGTTCTTTAGAATCGTCTGCGGATTAGGATTGATCGCGAAGTCGTAAGCTGTTTTCTCTAATGCCGAAGCTGCGCGAATAGTACGTCCCGCGCGGTTTAAGATTCCTTCATCGAGTCCAGTAAAAACGACTAATTCGCTTGGATCGATTGGCATTCCATCGACAGAATAACTGTCGATCTCTGTTCCGTTAGCGTTTGTCGTAACAGTTACGCGAACAGGATCGATTCTTTCCATCGCTTGAATGCGACCAGTGTCCGCATAGCGAGCCATTACGCGCGCATAACCGTAACCAGTGAACAGTAAATCTTCTGCGAGCCATGACCAGAATGCCGATCCCGCGATGCGTGGATCTGGCTGATTTATAACACGTGGCTGTTGCACTTTCTCGCCAGTTGCGACGTTGCGAGTGTGCATCTCGAAAGAGCCGATAGTCGTGCAGATAATGTTACGCGCGCGAGCTAAAGCTGGAACGCCCATCGCTTCGGTACGTGTAGCGGTTTGATTACCCATGAAGTAATAACCGCCGAGAGAGTTAAGAGTGTTTACAGGATAAAGAGACTCCGCGGCTTCGATGCTTATAGAAGCTTCTGGAGAAGCGGCAGCTTTAACCGTCGGAACGAATAGATCGAGTAATCCCATGCCGCAATTCTAGAGAAGCCTTTACATCTATCCGACCATGATGTCAAGATCCATCGGCGGGCGTGTCGCGTAGTGTGTGACGAGTGCAGTCGCAACCGTCGCGCAGACAGTCGACTGCGAAGCTCTCCGTCCGATAGTCCAGCCACCATCGCCGAACGGAAGTCTCGCAGCTGAGAGAATCTGTTTCGAGAGTTCTGTCTGTTTCGGATCGTGACGTAATCTCTTCGATGTGATCGCTCCTAACAGTTCGTCGCAAGCTTGGCCATACAGTGCGCCGTCGATGTCCGAGATCGGAATACCCGCTGGAACTAATCGCGCCGCAATAGCCGAAGCAGTTCTCTTAGAATAAGCCACTGTCTCGACTGGATACTGTTTCGTATAAGGAGCGATGTCGTTAGCGATCGCTTTATCGTCCAAGTTAATCGGATTATGCCAAGTGTGAAGAAGCTTTACGAAGAATCGCTCGTCGTCGATCTGTTGGGCGGCGACTAACGCAGCGTCGCGGCGATTCGGACTTACGTCTACACCTAGCCAAGTTGTCTTCTCTGGATCAAGCTCTAAGCCTTCTTCTCCACACTGATTCCACTCTTCGGCTGGAATAGCTGCCGAAATTGTGGCGACCCATCTACAGAGGACTTCTGTCTTTACGACGTCTGGCGGATCGTTAAGAACCGCCCGAATGTTATCGATGTGGACTGTATGGCCCAGAGCTGGATTCGCCATTGCCGCACCTTTCCAGAATGCGGGAGTGTCGTCGATCTTGTCGTAGTTGCTTGACCATTCATAGTAAGCGATGTCGTCGCCTTTCGCGGCAGACATTCCACGCTCGCGAAGTGCGTTAAGAACTAAAGAATGCTGGTCTCCCGCATTCGACAGCGTCCAGAGCTGCGGATTTTTCGCCGCCATCATGGTATAGCGCAAGCTGGCCCAAGTGGACTCGTCTTTTAGTTCGCGGGTCTCGTCCACGAATACGGTCTCGGGCTTGGAAATACCGCGAGCAGCTGAGCCGCCAGCTTTAACCATGTAACGACCGCCGCCGAAATCGGATTTAAGCTCGATCTCTTCTGAGCCATGCGCCCAGCGGATTCTCTTTACTTGTCTGGCCAGATGTTCGTTCTCTTCGATCATGTTAACGATGTCTCTAAAAGTTTCCAGTGACGTCGTAAGTCGATGAGCTGTTCCGATCTGTAGACCGTCCTGCCATAAGAAGAGACCAGCTAAAGCTCTGACTTTCATGAGCGTAGTCTTACCCTGTTGTCTTGCGACGACGACGCAGACCAGAGGCGAGTGCCAGCGGCCGTCTGGCTTGACTCTGTGGGCTTCCATGGCGACCCACTTCTGCCAAGGTAGAAGCGGAAGCTTGATACTGTCCGCAAAATCGATCAATTCTTGCCCGCGTGACGGTAGATCTACGAGTTTAGAGTGGATTCTTGGAGTCGGAGAGCCTAGATAGAGTCCTGTAGTTCCCTCTAAAACCGATGTAGGCCGATCTGAGCCAGTTTGAGGCTTCTGGTGTCCTTTTGGGTCTTCTGCGTGGCTATTCATGCTTTATCGAGTCGTTTGGTGGTGAAAGAAGACCTC